TCGAAGCCCGAGGCGTCCAATACGACACGACGGGAGCCCGTCAGGAGAGATCAATGCCCCGCATCTGTGAGCTTTTCGGAGAGGCGACTGGGCGACAGATGACAATCACGGAGGGCTTTCAGTTTCTCATATCCCTCAAGACGGCAAGGCTGGAGAGATCGCCGCATCACATTGACAGCTACGTTGACAGGCTGGCGTATATGGCGTTGAGGGACGAACACGAAATTAAAGAGGCGTCATGATAAAAAGCGATTGACTGATTGGTGTGTTTACCGGATTGTCCGTCATCAACGCGGCGTGGAAACCGCGCACCAAACAATCTGGCGACTAGGCCTTACCGGACCAGCAATGGTTTTCCACCCGGCAAGAAAACCTAGTCGCCTTTTTTGCTTAACAATGAACAAGAAAGCTAAGACGCTACCGAAGGATGTGATTTTGGAGTCTTTGATGCTTGATCCGACATCGAAGACGAGTCTCCGTTGGAAGCGGAGGCCGCGCCATCATTTCAATGCCGAGCGGGATTGGAAAACGTGGAACACGCAGAACGCCGGAACCGTCGCGGGATGTGAAAAGCATGTCGGCAAGGGGAAAAAGTACTGCTACGTCAGAATCAATGCTATTACGTACCTATCTCATCGCCTTGTTTATTTTCTCGCACACGGAGTCGATCCGTCAAAATTTCAGGTAGATCACATTTCAGGGGACACATTAAACAACAATCCCGCTAACCTTCGACTTGCCACCAACGCTGAAAACAGTCGGAATCGCGGAGCTAACAGGAACAGCCAACTTGGCATTAAGGGCGTGATTTTTCACGAAAAAACAGGGAAGTACCGCGCAACAATTTGCATTAGTAAACGCAATCGCTTCCTAGGCAGTTTTACTGAGAAAAAAGATGCCGTTGCCGCTTACGCTTGCGCAGCCGTAGAACTTCACAAAGAATTCGCCAGAACCGTTTAATCTGTTACGGAGGAATCTTTATGACATCCGACTACTACATCGGCATCGACGGCGGCACCACGGGCGGTGTTGTCGTCATCTACGGAAGCAACGGCGGCATCTTCACCATGCGACCGTTCAGCCTGTGGCGGGGGATGATTGACGGCAACGAACTAGGCTCATTCCTAGTGCCGTTCAACCACTCGTATGCACGGGTCACCGTTGCCATTGAGGACTGCCCAAAGCACGCGCAATCCAAGTCATCCATGCGCTCCATGGCTATCAATTTCGGCATCATCATGGGTGTTGTCCGCCGGGAGCTTTCCACCAAACGGATCACCACCGTCCGCTCAGGCAACCCGCTTGACTCATGGCAACGCGCCCTGCTCGGCACGCAGCCGAAGGGCGGGACGAAGCCAGCGGCGTTGGCTAAGGCGCGGGAAATCTGGACGGATCAGGTATGGCCGACGAAGCGACCGGGCGGAAAAGCGGTCCACGATGGGTTTGTGGATGCCGCACTGATCGCGTGGCACGCCCGAAACCTCGACATGGAGAAATGCACGCCATGAGAAACTCCCCCATCTCCTGCAAGCCGCCGCCGCATTCCAACTGGCGCGAGGACTGCAGAACCTGCCCGGTGTGCGGGGAGAAATACTGGCCCGCCGAAACCACCACCCGGAAAAACTGGCTGGTCAAAAAGTACTGCTCCAACGCCTGCAATGCCAAAGCGGGGGCGATATGGAGGCATCAGAAACAACCGTGACAACCCCGCAACCCGATCCAACAACCCAACCACAAAACACAATGAAACAAACGATCATCTCAGTCATCGGATCTTCCGGCATCGGAAAATCCACATACATCAATCCCATTGCCGAGCAGCTTCGCCGCAACGGATATACGTTTGAGGTACTCAGCACCACCGACACTCAGCTTCCGCGATTCATGAAAGCACTGAAAAGCGAGGCGCAGTTTGTTTTCCTGCACATTGGGGACAGCAACCCAAACATGCGGATTGAGTTCCATGATTGGAGTGGACCCATGGAATTGATCCGTGCGTTACACAGAAAAAACCCTTGACGCAACCCGCGAGCCGCGCCACAACCACCCGCCGCAAGGCACAACCGAAACACAAATGACATACGACGAATTCATCACGAAGAAAAGCCACACCGGAGGCGATCACGGCTTTGATCCGGTTTTCATGCCGGACGCGGCATTTGACTTCCAGCAGCACTTGATAGGCTGGGCGACGAAGAAGGGCCGAGCATCCATCTTTGCGGATTGCGGTATGGGCAAAACCCTTATGGAGTTGGCGTTTGCTCAAAACGTCGTCCAGAAAACCAACAAACCCGTACTCATCCTGACTCCGCTTTCTGTGGGCCACCAGACAGTCAAGGAAGCCGAGAAATTCGGAATTGATGCCGTGCGGTCACTGGACGGCAAGCATTCCGGCGCTCGCGTTGTGGTGGCGAACTACGAACGCATTCACTTGTTTGACCCGTCCGATTTTGCGGGCACTGTCTGCGATGAATCCAGCATTCTGAAGAACTTCGATGGCGTCACGAAAAAGAACGTGACGGACTTCATGCGCAAACACCCATACCGGCTTCTATGCACCGCAACAGCCGCACCCAATGACTTCATCGAACTAGGCACGTCTGCCGAGGCGCTGGGATACATGGGATATATGGACATGCTGGGGAAATTCTTCAAGAAGTCGGAGGCGACGATCAGTCGCAAGGATGAAAACAGGTCTGGCATTTACCGATTCCGTGGACACGCCGAGCGGGATTTCTGGCGGTGGGTATGTTCGTGGTCCCGCGCAATCCGCCGCCCGTCTGACATTGGGTTTGATGACAATCACCTGACGCTCCCGGAACTCATCACAAAACAGCACGTTGTTGCGGCGGAGTCGCCCGCTGACGGGTTTCTCTTTTCACTCCCCGCCGCCGGATTGCAGGAGCAACGCAAAGAGCGAAGCCGCACAATCAGGGAGCGATGCGAGAAAGCCGCGGAATGCGTGGCGGCTCATGAAGGGAAGTCATCGGTGCAATGGTGCTATCTCAACAGCGAGTCCTCAATGCTCGCCAAAATGACGCCCGTGGCGGTTGAGGTGTCAGGAAGCGACACGGATGAGGAGAAGGAGGAGAAATTCGCCGCGTTTGAGTCTGGCCAGATTAAGGTACTAGTCACGAAGCCAACGATTGCCGGGTTTGGGCTGAACTGGCAGCACTGCAACCACCAGACTTTTTTCCCATCGCACTCTTTTGAGCAATGGTATCAGGCGATCCGCCGCTCATGGCGATTCGGTCAAACCCGACCAGTCACCGTTGACATCATCACCAGTGAGGGTGAGCGGGACGTTATGCTGAACCTTCAGCGCAAGGCGGACGCCGCCGAGAAAATGTTTTCAAGCCTTGTCTCTCTCATGGGTCAGGAATTGGAAGTCAGGAAACATAAAGCACAAACACCACAAACCGAATTGCCATCATGGATTTAACTAGCCAAGTCATCACGGACAAGTACGCGCTCTATAACGGGGACTGTTGCCAAGTCATGCCAACCCTCCCGGATCAATGCGTTGACCTGTCGATTTACAGCCCGCCGTTTTGCGGCCTCTACAACTACAGCAGCGACGAGCGCGACTTGTCAAACTGCGGGAGCTACGACGAGTTTTTCAAGCATTACGAATTCGTCGTCAGCCAGATTGCACGCCTGACAAAACCGGGGCGGATTACGGCGGTGCATTGCATGGACATCCCAAGCTCCGTCAACGCCGGGAATCACCTGACGGATTTTCCGGGGGACATCATCCGACTACACGAGCGGCTGGGATTCAAGTACATCGCCCGTCATTGCGTATGGAAGGAGCCGCTGGGGGTGCGGCTGCGGACAATGGCGAAGGGCCTTGCCCACAAAACCATCGTCGAGGACTCCAGCCTTTGCGACGTGGCATCCGCTGACTATCTCCTTTTGTTCCGGCGAGACGGTCAGAATAAGGTGCCAGTCGAACACCCGACAGGACTCCACTCCTACGCCGGAGAAAAGCAGATGCCTGCCGAGTTGCTGAAATACAAGGGACACACCGGCAAACAGACGGAGAATCGATTCTCTCATTGGATCTGGCGCAACTACGCCTCCGCCTTCTGGGATGACGTGCGGATTGGGCGGGTGCTGCCGTACAAGGACTGCAAAGACCCGGAGGACGAGAAGCACGTCCACCCGTTGCAGCTGGACGTGATTGAGCGGGTGGTGGTACTGCGGTCAAACCCCGGAGAAACCGTGCTGACTCCGTTTCTGGGGGTGGGATCGGAAGCCTACGGCGCAATCCTCAACGGACGGCGGGCCATCGGAATCGAACTCAAGCGAGCGTACTACCTTCAGGCCGTGAAGAATTGCGCGGAAGCCGCCGCCGGAAACATCCGGGAGGAGGTGCCGTTGCTCGCGGGGATTGAGGAGGAGTGCGACATTTGACAAACGCAACACCCGCGTTTAAGTACCGCAGCGCAGCAGCGCCCGCCGATTCGACCCCGGCGTCCAACATGATAAATCTTGCCCTTCCCAGAACACGTCCAGGCATTTCATGGCCTTGGGTCGAACGTGCGACGGGAGGGGCCCTTTTTTGCCCATGAGTCACCAGATGCAACGAGCGTTCTACGCCATCCCACTCCCGCCGACCGCAAAGCTGATCGGGCTGACGCTGGCGTGGCACCACAACGCCGAAAGCGGAAGGTGCGACCCGTCCGTCTTGCTTCTGGCGAAGGAGACGTGTGTCTGCGAGCGGTCGATTTCCATGGCGTTGAAAACGCTGGAGACAGACGGTCACATCACGATCATCAGGCGAACCGGGCAGCACAACCACTACCTCCTCCACCCCCGCAGCAAATGCGGTACCACCCCCGCAGCAAATGCGGTACCACCCCCGCAGCAAATGCGGTACACCCCCGCAGCAAATGCGGTACCACCCCCGCAGCAAATGCGGTACACCCCCGCAGCAGATGCAGCCAAACTGGAAGTAACTGGAAGAGTGAACAGGAAAGAACCGGAATCATTCGCATCCGCTGCCGCGAATGCAGGGGACGGGGATTCACTTTTTCCAATCGAACCACCACCACCCAAACCAGCCAAGGAACGGAAACCGAAACCGGAAGCCAACACAGACCCGAGACAGGCTTTCGTCATCAGCAGGCTGGTCAGAGTTTACAAGGACGTGACAGGAGAGGAGCTTATCATGGACACATCAGGCTGGTCACGCACTCAATCTGGACTGAAAAAACTCCTTCCAATCATTCCGACTCACGACGGAGATGAAATTCTCAACAGGTGGCATGCCGTCTTGATGGCATCAAAAGAATGCACACACGTCCCCGCGCTCGTTCACTCAGCCACACGCCCCTTCAATTTCTTGAACGCCAAAAACTACGACGTCGTGAGCCGAATGGTGATCGACATCTACAATCGCCAACGCTAAACCACACCCCGCACCATGACACCAGACATCTCCCGCAAACCACCCGGCAGCGAAGAATCCGACCTCGCCGTCATCTCCTGCATGATGCAGTCACCGGCGCAGGCAATCCCGATCGCCGCCGACATGCTCCGCGCATCCGACTTCGCCACGATGCACGCCGCCTACATGTTTGAACTGATCCTGATGCGCCACGGCGGCGGGCATCCAGTTGACCCTGCAAGCCTCATGGTGGCTCTGGACGATCCGAACAAGGTGCAGATGGCCGGAGGGGCTTCAAAGCTGCTGGAGGCCTACACGGCGGCGGAATTGCCAACGGCGGTGAAATCCTACTGCGAGACGGTCAAGGACGCATCCACGCTTCGGACGGTGGCGAGATTGGCCGGCCAGATTGAGACGGTCGCTTATGCCAAGCCGGACGACTGGCGGCAGCAGGCACAGCAGATGATGGGTCAGATTGACAACGCCATGACGGACGCGAACACGACGAAATCCGTTTCCCACCAAGACGTCATCATGGAGTACACGGACCGCTGCCTCATTGACTGCGACGGGGAGATTGACCCGGCGGTGACGACGGGCATCAAGGCACTGGACGAACTCATGGACGGTGGGACGCGCCGGGAGTACATCCTGATTGGAGGGAAGCAGGGGGGCGGGAAGACCCTGCTCGCGATGCAGATGGCTGGGCACCTCGCCAACGCCGGACGTCGCGGGCTGGTCATCGGGCTGGAAATGTCACCGCTCCAACTCGTCATGCGGGACATTGCGCGGGAGGCGAACGTGTCGCTGCCCATCGTCACCGGACGAAACCGTGACCGCAGATCCGGGGACATTCGGAACATCCAACAGACCCTTGTCCGCACCGCTCAGACGTGGGACGTGCATTACTCGCTCGATTCCTACATCACGATCGACGGCATCGCATCGCTGGCGCGGTCGCTGCACCGGGTGAAACCGTTGGATTTCATCCTGCTTGACTACATCCAACTCGTCACCCGCGCCGGGAACGGGAAGGAGCGGTCGGACGAAATCCTGAAAGCTATGAGCGAGAAATTGCAGGCGTTGCGCCGTTCATTGGGCTGCACGCTGATCGTCCCCACTCAACTCAACGACGACGGGGAGGTGAGAGACTCGCGGGCGTTGCAGGACGCGCCGGAAACCGTGCTGAAAATCGTCATGGATGCAC